GACTTAAAACATACAGAAATAGATTGCGTTGTATTAGACTTAACAAAAGAAGAAGAAAAAGAATTAAATATAAGACTTAATAAAAGTGGTGGTGAATTTGATTTAGACATATTAGCAAATGAATTTGAAATAGAAGAACTAAAAGATTGGGGTTTTAAAGAAATAGAATTAGGACTTAATATAGACAAATTAGAAGAACCTAGTTTAGACGAATTAATAGAACAAGACAGTATTAAAGCACCTGCAATAAAGATAACTTTTAAAACAAATTCTGATTTAGAACAAGCAGAAAAAGAAATTAAAGAATTAATTAAATTATATAAAGGTTCATTTTACTCAATAAGTAATTAATATGATTTTAAAAAAAGCATCATATAAAGCTATAAAATATGCCTGTTTAAAATTCCATTATGCTAAAACAGTGCCTGTTGTAAATATAGCTTTTAGTATTTTTAACAATAAAAATGAATGGTGCGGTGTAATTTGTTTTGGGGGTGGTGCAGGTTGTAATATGGGAAAACCTTATAAATTAGTTCAAGGAAGATACCTTGAATTAAATAGAATGGCATTAAATGGAAAACAAGAAAGCACAAGTAAGGCATTGTCTTTATCTATTAAATTAATAAAAAAATATAAACCCTTAGTAAAATTATTAATTTCTTATGCTGACAAAGGACAAAAACATAAGGGCATAATATATCAAGCAACAAACTGGTATTTTGTAGAAGAAAGTGAAAGCAGTGGAAATGAAGTTTTTTACAAAGGAAAATGGGTGCACGATAGAGTTCCAAATACTTTACCAAAAGAAATCAGAAATAAATTAACATATAGAAAAAAACCAGGAAAATATAAATATCTATATCCACTAACAAAAGAGATGAGATTAATGTGCAATAAAATAAAAAAAGAATACATTAAAAATGCGAGTATAGCTTAATTGGTTAAAGCATTATGCAACCAGCATAAGGACGGGGTTCGATTCCACCTACTCGCTCAAATATAACGGAATAAAAACGGAACTATGAATAAATTTCCAAACAAAGCAACACAGTTTAGTTCTACTAATCAACCAAAAAAGAATGGTAGACCAAAAGGACGTAGAAATGTAGCTACAGTATTAAAAGAATTATTATCTGTGCAAGATACAAACATGGGTGGTGAAGGTGATTTCGGTTCGCCAATAGCAAAGATGTTAATACAAATAGCGTTCCATAAGGATAGTAACAACAATGAAAAGTTAAAAGCAATAAAAGAAATCTTAGACAGGATTGAAGGACTGCCTGACCAGAATGTTAACGTAAGTGCAACGCCACCTTCTTGGATCAATGAAGATGAAGAAACAAGCTAAACCATATTATGATTTAAAACAATCTAAAAAAAGATTATGCGTTTTACAGGGTGGAACAAGATCAGGAAAAACATATTCTATTCTACTTGCATTGATTGAATTTGCTTATAAGAATAAAGGCAAAGGACTTTATATCACAATTGCAAGAAAAACATTTCCTGCATTAAGGGGAACTGCAATGCGTGATTTCTTTGATATTATAAAAAAAGAAAATCTATATGACGAAAAGCTACATAATAAATCAAGCAGTTTATATACACTCTACGGCAATTACTTTGAGTTTATAAGCGTCGATCAACCTGCAAGAGTTAGAGGGCGAAAACGTGATATTCTATTTCTTAACGAATGCAATGAGTTTGGCTTTGAAGAATACACGCAACTTGCATTAAGAACTACATTTAAAATAATCATTGACTTTAATCCGTCTGACGAATATCATTGGTTATACACACAAATAATTGATGCAAATAGAAATGATGTAGATTTTCATATATCAACATATAAGGACAATCCGTTTTTAGATAAAACAACAGTATCAGAAATTGAAAGATTAAAAGAAGTAGATGAAAATTTATGGAGGGTCTTTGGTGAAGGTCAACGGGGGGTTGCAACCGAAACCATTTTCCCTTCATTTAATATAATTGATAGCATTCCAGAAAACGCATCTGAAATAGCATTAGGATTAGACTTTGGATTCTCTGCTGATCCTACAAGTTTAGTGAAAGTTTATAAACACGATTTGGATTTATATATTGATGAACTGATTTATGAAAAGGGTTTGACTAATCAAGATATTGCACATAAAATTAAGGGATTAGGAATAGACAGAAGTATTGAAATATATGCAGATAGCGCAGAACCTAAATCAATAGAAGAAATTTTTAGAATGGGTGGTATTAATATCAAACCTGCAAAAAAGGGCGCAGATTCTATTCGTATTGGAATTGATGTTTTAAAAAGACATAAAATAAATATCACTAAAAGAAGTATCAATGCAATTAAAGAATTTAGGAATTATAAGTGGATAAAAAACAAGAATAACGAAATAACAAACAAGCCAATAGATGCTTTTAACCATGCAGTTGATGCAGTTAGATATGTTGCATTAAATAAGCTAATGGTATCTTATTCTGGTAAGTATTATATATCGTAAAGACAAATAATAACAATTTATATTTATTAGTAATGAAAGAAGTTAAATTAACTATTCCAGATAGGTGGTCAGACATAACTATAGAAACCTATCAAAAATATGTAGAAATACAAGAAGGCAAAGGAAGTGAGAAAAACAAAGTTATAAAAAGTCTAGCGTTGTTATGCAATGTTAGTCCTTTTGTAGTTAAAAAAATGGCTTATAAAGACTTGTTAGAAATAATGAGCATAATAAAAAAAATGATTGACACAGAACCAGACAAAGAAAATTTTAGAAAGACATTTATGTTTAAAAAAGAAAAATACGGCTTTTGTCCTAATCTGTCTGGAATAACGACAGGAGAATACATAGACCTTGAAACCTATTGTAAAAACCCTATTGAGAATTTACATATAATTATGTCAATACTATATAGAAAAATAACATTTGAAAGAAACGAAAGATACACTATTGAAAGCTACAATCCAGATGAGTTTAAAGAAGAATTATTTAAGGATTGTCCAATGGATATAGCGTTAAGTTCGTTAGGTTTTTTTTTGAATTTAGGCGAACAATTAGTCAAGACTTCGCACAACTTTTTGAGCAAACAGGAAATGAAACAACAAAAGGCGTAAGTATGCAGAGCAAGTGGGGTTGGTATAATGTGTTATACAGTTTAGCTAATAGCATTTTAGATATTGATAAAATAACAAGAATACCGATTTTGCAAACATTGACTTATTTAGCTTACACGCAAGATCATAATAATAAACAACGAAACAACTATGATAACATTTAGAAATGTAGTCGGATATTTAGAAACCATTGCTGAAAAACATTTTCAAATTAACAGCTTTCATTCTGGACAATTAGATGAAGTAGATTTAAATAAACTCGGTGCGACTGATTATATTATTCTATATGCTGAACCAGGAACAGTAGTTGTAGATAAAGGTGTTTTAACTTATAACTTTTCTATTTATGTTATGGATATGGTTAGCGACCAAATAGGTGATGAACCCAATAGACAAAGAGTTAGTCGAGTAGATACATATTCCCAAACTTTAAGCATTATACAAGATGTTATTAATGAATTTCATCAAAACCTTTATTCTGATTCTTGGGTTGACAATGACGTTTTTTTAAGTCTACCAATAAACGCAGAACCATTTACAGCTAGATTTGATAATACTTTGACAGGTTGGGCTGCTAATCTAGTTATTGAAGTTCCTAATCAAAATAATCTTTGTGTTGTTCCAATTTCACCTAATAGCTAATGCAGTTTAAAAACACCATACAAGCAATGCAGAAACTTGGCGCAAATGTAGTCAAGGAAGGAAGGTCTATTCTAAAAAAGAAAAAAAAGCAAACAAGTGGAAATACATTATACAATGATTTTGATTATTTAGTAACAGCATCAGATTCTTCTGTTACTTTAGAATTTGAATTTGGGGGTGCAGAAGATTATTGGAAATTTGTTGATGAAGGTGTTAAAGGTGCAGGTGGATTTAAAGGTAGTGGAAAAATGCGAGGACAAGGAAGTCCTTTTAAGTTTTCAACTAAAATGCCCCCAAGAGGTGCAATTGATAGGTGGATTGTTAGAAAGCCATTAAAGACAGCTAGAAAAAACGGAAAGTTTATTTCAAGAAAAAGTTTAGCATTTTTAATTCAAAGATCAATATACCAAAGAGGATTAGAAAGAACACAGTTTTTTAGCAAACCATTTACGCAACAATTAAATAAAGAATCAGACGAAATAGTCAAAGCATTTGCTAATGATTTAGAATTAGCAATTGATAAAACAATAAAAGATTAAATTATGCCTAATATAACATTTGAGCAAGAGCCTGTAAACACAGCAGACAAAGTGCCTGTAATAACCAATTGGAACCCTATGATAGGCTATATGCTTTACTATGACGATATAAGTGGTTTATTTTATTTTAGATTAGTATTAGAAGTTAGATTAGATAGTTCAACAGGAACATTAATTGCAAAAATAAAACAAAGAAGAAACGGATATGGTCCAGATAATAATGGCGCAACACAAAGAGCAAGAGCATTTTTTGATTTAAGGAGTATCGTTAACAGCCAATTAGTTAATACAGTAGAAGATCAAAACCCTAACGGAATACCTTTTGGATCAATTCATAAATTAGGCGCAAATTTAGGCGAAGATTCTGACGGTGATTTAGTAACTTTAAAAATCTTTAGCGTTAATGGAGATAGCAGAACAGATGAAACCCAAATGCAGACTATTTATGTAAAGGGCTATCAGCAGTCTAGTGATGCAGTTGATGCAATACCTTCAGAAATTACAACTCTAAATGTAGAAGATACACTTATTTATATGGCTGCTTCTTTGCCTTTATTAACAGCAAGAGATGACGAATCTGAATATATACAAGGAACAGCTTTCCAACCATATCAAGCAAGTAGTGGAACAGATCGTTTTTTAAGTGATGTTGGTATAACTACTGATCCAACTTATGGTGTTACAGGATATATTAACTACGTTCAATGGGATAGCACAACAAATGTAGGTGATTACCATACTGTTGCATTTTTAAATGATTTTGGAAATTTTTCTAGTGATTTAGATTTTATTGTTATCAAATTTTATGATGCTAGTGGCTCACTTTTAAGCACAGATACTGCAATTAACAATTCTACTTATGGTGGTTGGCCACCAAGCACATCAACAGGAATGGAAGATAAGCACAGACTACTTTATTTTGGTTGTGGTCCAGGAAACCTAGAAGGACAAACTATACCAGGATTAGCCAATGCAAAGCCTTCTGATGCAGCTAATGACGGTTGGGCGTATTACAAGATTCAAGGAATAGGCGCAGGGGGTGAAACTGACCCTGCTACGGCTAATTATTATTTTATAAAAGAGTCAGGAAGTTGCAAAGGTTTTAAAGTTAGAAGATTAGCGTGGCGCAATAGTGTAGGTTGTTATGATTATTTTAATTTTAAAATGAAGTCTACACAGACAATAGAAGTAACTAGAAATAACTACAATACTATAATGGGTCGATTTAATGCTTCTAAATGGTATTATAACAATACTATGCGAGGCAAAAAGACTAGAGAGGTAACAGCAGTTTTAAAAGAAACATTAAATACAGATTGGATGACAGAAGATCAAGCATATTTAATGGAAAAGCTAATTATGTCAACAGACGTTTATATAGTTGAAAATGCAGATACAGAATTTACGCAAGGCGTTATGGTAACTGATTCTTCTATTGTTAAAAAAACTATAGCAAATGACAAGCTAATAAAATATACTATTCAGATAGAATACGCAAACAATGTAAATACCAATAGCTAATGAAAGTTCGTTTAGTAGCATATAGACCAAATACAACATCTGATACAGCAGACAGCACGTTTCAGTTAGATTTACAAGAAGAACCAAATATATCCTTGAACTTTCAGTTCTCAGACATTAAAGAACCAGATGCAAGGAAAGGTAGTTATTCTCAGACTTTTAAATTACCATTCACAGACAACAATCACCAATTCTTTCAAGATTGGTATAATGTAAACATAGACACGTTGGTTTATGATACTAGAACAAAATTTGATGCAACATTATATGTAGGAACTGTTCCACAGTTTGAAGGATCATTGCAATTAAAAGCAGTATACCAAAAGGCGCAATGTTACGAAGTTGTATTAATGTCAAATACTTCTGATCTTTTTAGTGTTATCGGAGAAAAGAAGTTAAGAGATTGTTTGAAAAATGATAACGGAACATACTCTGCAGAACTAAATCACCAATATAATGAAACGCAAATGGCTAATTCTTGGAATGGTAGCAGTAGTGCGTTTGTAAATGAAGCGCTTGAGTCATTAAGAGATACAGATGTAAATGTTCAAAAGGTTATGTATCCATTGTCGGTAACGCAACCAGAGTTTTATTGGGAACAAGATTCTAATCAGTATTTAGATATGACTTCAAGCGACATAGTAAACTATGGAGTTATTGATGCTTTCCCTTATATGGTTAGTTTTTTGCAATTTAGACCTGCAATACAATTAAAAACATTATTCAAACTTATCTTTGCAAGAGCAGGTTTTTCTTATACTTCTAATTTTATAGACGGAGATTATTTTGGAAAAATCTATATGACGACAGGGAATCATTTAGGAGAAAGCACACTTCCAACAACAGATACTTCTGATGACTTTTCTGGTAATATGACAGTTGGTAATATTGGTGCGTGGGGTTTGTTTAGTAGTAGTGCATTTCCTGCGCCTGGAGGTGCTGCAGAATGTGTAGAACTAGGTCCAGTTGTTATTCCTGCAGGAACAGTTTGTTTTGATGACCAGAATCAATGGAATACTGACTACGATTATTTTACAAAAAATCACCCTACACAAACACAAATTTTTGCAACGCACAGAATCTTTCACGATAATGTCGAAGCGTGTGAAGGATCTAATATGTTAATGGATGTTTGGTTAGAAGGGTGGGATGCAACAACCAATACGCCTATAACAACTGAGGTGTGGGATCAGACTATAGGAATACCAATAGTAACTTCAAACGCAAATTATGGGCATACTTTTGATATATCTGAAATGCCTATAAACTATTCTTGTAGAATACTTATAAGAGTATATAATGCAAAAAGGGTTGGTGGCGCATTTAGTGCTAGTATGACATTAGGTGCTAATGCAGGAAACACTATTTCTTGTGGTGGAACAAATTACCGTAGTAAAATATCTGTTGTTTGGGATAATTATTCACTTGGTGTTTATGATTCTATAGTTAATATGCCTATGTGCATTGATCCAGACATAACACAAAAAGACTTTTTAAAAGATATTATTCAAAGATTTAATTTAGTTGTATTATCTGATCCAGATGATTCTTCAAACTTAATTATAGAACCTTACAACGATTATCTAGCCGATAGTAGTATAAAGGATTGGACAAAAAAATTAGACCTTTCAAAAGAAGTTATTTTAAAAGACACTACATCACTACAGAAAAAAAGCGTTTTATTGACTGATTTAGAAGATGAAGATGTTGCAAATAAATCTTTTAAAGAAAAATATCCTAATATAAATGTGTATGGACACGCAGAAATAGAAGTAACTAATAATCAATTTGCTTCTGGCGAACTAACAAACAATCCTATTTTTAGTCCATATATAAACAACAAAGTTTATCAAAGCGAAGAACAATGGTTGCAGCCTTATCCTAAAAATATGGTTGTTCAATATGAATATAGTTACAATAGAAATGAAGACGGAGAAAAAATACCTGTAACAAGTGCTGAAACAAAGCCTAAATTATTTTGGTATAATGGAACTGCAACAACTGTTAGAGATGACAGCGACAACGCTATAACATACAATATGCACTACCAACCTGTTGTCGGTCAAGCCATTAATACAGTGAGTTTCAACACCTATCCTGTTTGCACTCCTTACGATATAACGCCTTCTTCAGATTCTTATACTTTAGGACCAACAAATAAAAGTTTGTATTGGTGGTCAAATCCTCCAATTACTCAATCTGATATTTTTAACTACCAAGCAAACAATGGAACTTGGGGTTCAAATACTTTATATGGACTTTACTGGAAACCATATTTAGACAATATATATAGCACAGATGCTAGAATAATGGAATGTCATTTAAATTTAAATGAAGTAGATATATTTAACTTTAAGTTTAATGATGAAATTTTTATAAAAGAAACTTATTACAGAATCTTAGATATTACAAACTATCAAGTCGGTGCAAAGGCATCAACAAAAGTAACACTATTAAAAGTTATTGATTCGCTTAATAATTGTTCTGATTGTAATTATGTTCCTGGTTACCTTAATGGATCAAATATATATAATGATATGTTCTATTTATGGTGTCCAGAAGGAACTCCTAATTGCACACCAACACTACCCACAGCATTATATACAGATGAAGAATGTTGTTACTGCATAGGTGGTGTTCCTGTTATGTTAGGAAGCGAACAAGGAAATGCGCTATATGGTTGTGAAAATGCAGGAAGTTTGCCTTTAGTTGTTCAAGATCAAATAAATCTAACAAGCATATTAGGGCAAGGAACATTAAGAAGCGTAACATCTGATACTTTAGGTGGATTAAATAAACCACTTATAAGAGGAATTGACAATAACAAATACAGTAGAAATATATTGACTTCTTTTGGTGATGATATGATGATAAAATACAAAAGCAAAAGAAAAAATGTTCCTCAATTGCAGGGTGAATCACATAGGTTTGTTTTGACAGGATATACAGAAGGAAACACAAGAAGCTATGCCTATCCAGAGGGATCAGAAAACAGCAGACCTCTAATAATACCAACGAACACAAATTGCATTATAAAAGTAAAAGGAATTGCAACAGTAATTGGTGGAACAAGTTCAACGCACCCATTAGGAACAACAGAAGGCTTTGCATATCACACAGGTTTTAAAAACACAATTGCAGGTTCTACTCAATTAGGAACAGCAGGTGGTGTAAGCGAATTTACTTTGCGTGATGGTTCTATTCCTGCAAGTTGCACACTGTATATAGATATGAATAATGGTGTTTTAAGATTTGGATTAGATGATAGCCAAACAGATACTAAAAGAATTTGGGAAATAAGTGTTGAATTAGATATTAATAGAATACCATATTTCACGCTTGGATATGATGAGAATTTAGCCTTATATCAAAACGGAGATTATATATTATTTGAAAATTTAGATTTATTAATATGGAACTAAAAAGATACATAGAAACAACAGCAGACTTAATCATTCCAAGTATTGACCATTTGCAATTGGTAGATTACAAAGACAAAGAATTAGACTTTGCTTATGGAATGCAAGAATACCACACAAGTTTTAAAAGAATGTTTAAAGAAATAATTAGAATACTATGGCGATAGAAAAAAAAGTAGAATTAAAAATAGATGCAGAAGAAGCATTAAAAAGACTAGAAGCCGTAGAAAAAGAGTTAGGGAATATAACAAAGGCATCTAAAAAAACAGCGCAAGGAACAAGCTCTTTGGCTAAAGGTTTTTCTGGAATTGGTCTTGCTTGGAAAGCAATTGGTATCGGTGCAGTTATTTCTGGATTACAGTTTTTAGCAGAAAAATTTAGTGCTAATCAGCAAATAATGGATAAAGTAAATATAGCTTCTGCAGTATTTGGTGATGTAATGACTAAAATTGGAACGGTTGTAATATCAGTAGTCAAAGGGTTAGGTCTTTTGGGGAAAGCTGTAGGTAAAGTTTTAAAAGGAGAATTTAAAGAAGCAGGAGATTTAGCAGCAGAATCTTTTAATGGCGTTAAAGAAGCTGTTGTGGGCAACAATGAAAGTTTTAGTGATTTTATTAAAAACGCAAAGGAAGGCGCAAAAGAAACTGTTGCGTATGCAAAAGCATTAACAAGTTTAAATAAAGAAGTTCAACTAGCAGAAGCAAATCAAAGACTTTTGCAGTTACAATACCAAAAAGATGCAGAGGTTCAAAGACAGATTCGTGATGATATTAGCTTAACATTTGAAGAACGAATTGCAGCAAATGAAGAATTAGGTAGGGTATTAGATGAGCAGTTTGCAAAAGAACAAGCATTAGCGCAAAAGAAAATAGATTTAGCAGCATTAGAATTATCTCGTAATAAAGACAATATAGACTTACAAGTTGCATTAATTGATGCTAAAACTGAAATGGCTGACCTTGACGAAAGAATTACAGGACAAAGATCGGAACAATTAACCAATTTAAAAGCATTAGAAAAAGAAAGATCAGATGCGTTAGCTGCGCAAACAGCATTAGAATTAAAGAACAAGGAAGAAGCAGATAAGAAAAAATTAGAAGCAGAAAAATTGTTAATAAAAAATAAAGAAATGCTTACACAAAAAGCAGTATCTGATGTGATAGCTATTTTAGGTGAAGAAAGCAAGGCAGCAAAAGCTATTCAAGTTGGAATGGCTATTCGAGATACTTACTTAGGTGCAACAAAGGCATTAGCGCAAGGTGGTATATTTGGCGCATTATCAGCAGGTGGTATTATTGCAATGGGTTTAGCTAATGTTAGAAAAATTATTTCAACAGGTGATGAAGGTGCAAGTGCAGGTGGTGGTGGTGTTTCTTCATCTGGTATAGATACTGATGCAGGACAACCTGCAGTTGTTGGTGATATGTTACCAAATATGGAAGAAATTGCAGGACCAACATTAGGCGAACCACAACCTGTT